CTACGAGTGAAGAAGGAACAGCACTTTGTTCGTCTTCACATACTACTAAGAGCGGGGCGTCCACTACTTCTGGATTCTCTAATGCAGGTTCTACCGCATTGAGCAAAACAGCGATTGGTGCCACCCGCATTCTTATGAAAAGATTCAGAAACGAAGTTGGTCAGCGGATAGTGATTGAACCTGATACGATTATCGTTCCCGATTCTTTGTACGACACAGCCTGCGAAGCCGTAGGTAGAAATGAGACTGGAGCTTCCTCAGCCCTTGACCCAGATTCGGCGAATGGAAAAATCAATCCCCAGTACAACAGGTGGAAAATAATTCCTTATCCACGCCTTGACGATTATGATACCAACAACTGGTTCATGGTCGACAGCAAACAGATGAAAGAATATCTGTTATGGATAAATCGAATTGACCCTGATGTTACCACGGAGAAAGATTTCGATTCAATGATGTTCAAACAGGCTGTATATGCCCGCTTTGGATATGGATTTACGGATTGGAGATTTTGCTTCGGTCATTCAGTTTCGTAATGAAATTGAATAGTTAAGGCTCTTTGAAAGTTTTATATTGACAATTACTCAAACCGTAAGTATATTATACTTACTAATATAGGAGGTGTGGTATGCTTACGGACGAGTACATAGCAGGTTTCTTCGACGGTGAAGGTTGTGTGATGATTAATGCGGGCGGACGGTGTACAGTTACAATAACACAGAAAAATCCAGCCGTATTATATCTCATACAACAGAAATTTGGTGGTAATGTTTATTGCAAAGGAATGAAATTTACAGAATGTTATCATTGGAAGGTAACTAATAAAAAGGAAATCGTTGCGTTTTTAGAACGCATAAAAGACCTTTGTTTCTGTAAAAAGCAGGAAATTGAATTGGGATTAGAAGCTGCGCATTTGGTGCGTGAAAACAATGAGGGTTGTAACCCTTTATCATCTGGCGAATATGCACAGAGATTATCAATTCGGGCGAGAATGCAGGCGTTAAGACCAACGAAAACTTTCTGTTCGTTATCTTCGCAGGAATATCTTTACCGCCAAAAAGTAAAAGAAGATGCTAAATGGTTATGCAATAAGTGTGGAACGGATTTAAAAGATACACGTATTCGTGACCAGATTGTCAGCGAGGAAAAATTATGGTGCCGTGCTTGCGCTGCCAATAGAACGAACCATAAACCTTTAAAGCCTATTACTAAAGAGCGTATTGAAGAAGTCTTGAATACGTATAATAGTCTAGACGAGGCGTGTAAGGTTTTGAATATTGGCAGGTCGGCGCTATTTAAAAAACGTAAGGAATTTGGTCTACCACAAAGAATTGCTCTCAGGGGCAAAAAGCGTGGTACATACATAGACAAGTAGGCAGGGGGGCAACTCAAAAGCCCCTCTGCTGAATAAAGTGTAAGCGGAGGTGTGATTCCTCTGGGCGGTGCATGAGAGATAACCCCGATAATGTTCGGGAATAAGACAGGGCAGCGTCACTAATGTAAGGAGATTTATTATGGGATTTACAAATTTTCCAAACGGGATAACAAGTTTCGGAGTCCCGATTTTTGCTAACGATGTGCCTACCTTTTTTAACGACACATATCTTGTTAAGAAAACTGCTGATACAGATTATGTAGCTTTTAAAAAGAGATATGATGGGTTAACGGAAGGCGGGCAGTATGCTGTTTGCACAACTGCTGACGAGGCGTTTGCGAGAGCAGGAAAGCACGACAGAATTATCTTCATGCCGCCTGATTCTGGCGCACATGATTTGACTACCCTTATCACTATTGGCAGTAGCCAGTATGGTTTGAAAGTTTACGGTGCTGGCAACACAATGTGGAACCAGAGAGTAACTATCAAGAATCCTACTACTGGTGCTACAACCGATATGTTTCAGGTCAATACTGATAAGGTTGAGTTCGCTGGTCTTTGTTTTCAGAACAGGCAGGCGGGTGTTTGTATTCAGTTAGGCAATGCTACTTATATGGCGACCTATCAGAATTACATCCACGATTGCAACTTTACCGATTACGGCGGAGTAGCTACTTTTGGTATCACCCCTGGCGAGGACGATGCTGCCGATACTTCTCAGTCTGATGCTGTAAATATGGTTGTTGAACGCTGCTGCTTTGACGGTTTTATTACGGCGGGAGTTCAGTCTAACGGAACAAGAGATGCGATTGTTGATTGTTACTTTAAGGTTGCGGCATCTGGCTCTGGAATTAAACTTTTCAAACATACAAGTGGTCGTGGCGGCGGTGTCATTAAAGGCAACTATATGGTCGGTCCAGCAACTGCAACTACAATGGGTATCTACGTTACTGACATTGGTCATGCTGTTAATACCATGAATGTGACGGACAATTACTTCCAAGGTTTCACAACTGCGGCAGTTCCTATCACCAAGATGACTTATCAGAATGGTGGCGGTAACTGGTATTCAGACGCTCAAGGACAATGGGTATATTGTGACATTGTTGCATAGGAGTTAATATGGCTGGAAATTATCAAGAAATCTATATAATATGTCCAAACTGTAACGGAACAGAGAAAACAATACAGGATGTTTTAGACCCGATAACTGGAGCTAAAACTGGAGAAACATACGAAATAGAATGTCCCAGCTGTGAAGGATTCGGAAAAGTTCTTTGGGGTTACCTAAAGGTAGACTAATTAAAACGGGGGGAGAAATCCCCCCAATCCTTCAGAAAGGGTTAGATGAAAGTAATAATAATCGGTAAGGGGTTAGGTTGTGAAGAAGCGCCGCCTCTTTCAAAAGATTACGCTACATGGGGAATAACCCAACTTGTATTGAGAAGAGAAGTAGATTTAGTCATAGACATGAACGTGTACTTTGACGGAAGGTGGGGAGATAAGGAATTAACTGAAGCTACGTTGGCGAGAACAATATGTTCTGTAATGGAACACGAGTATATTGATTTAGACAACTTCCCGCTGACGGAGGCAATAGAAACATTTGATACTGATTATTTTGGAAGCACGGTTGATTATGCGATTGCATTGGCGCTGTTAAGAGGTTATACGGAAATAGATATGTACGGCGTCAATATGGAAACTACTTCTGAATATTATTATCAAAAGCCATCGTTGGACTTTTGGTGCGGGATGGCGAAGGGCAGAGGTGTTAAGGTACGTGTGTTCGGTGAACATTCATCTATCATGCGCACGAAAGACGGTTTGTTATACGGATATGATATAAAACAAAAATAGAAAGGAAGGTTTTTATGGAAGGACAGAGTACAGGAATATCATTTTTCTCTGAAAGTGACATGGTTGTTACGAAGGACGGGCAGAAGAGAATCGCATCTGAAATGCCTATCTGGTATAGCAGACAGATGATTGATGAGCTATCGGAAGATATTAGAATGGCGGAATTTGAGATTAAGTCAGGGCGTGTTAAAGATACGAAACTTGGCGAAGCCAGAGAAAGGCTCAACAAACTTCAGAAGAAAATGGACGAAGTGTCCGAGAGTATGCCTAAGCTAGACAGCGCAACTAAAGATATGCTGGCGAAAGCTAGAAAAGATTTAGGCAAAGAAATCGCTGCCAAGATGTTTACACGGTCTGATATGAAGAAAGGTCTTGCTGACGCCCACGAAGAAGTGCGCAGGTCGGAAATGCCGTCTATCAAACTATCCCCCGCAATGCAGGAAATTGCGAGAGCAAGTAATGTTACCCCTGTTAACGGAATGGTATCGAGAGACCAAGCATCAAAGATGTGGAAACTGACAAGCAGAATACTTGATGAAAATTCCAACACGGAAGTTCTCAGACGTGATTAGTTAGAAGGAGTTAGACATGGACGGAAAACAGATGTTGTATCAGTTGAGGAATCTGTTACAGGAAGGTTCTACATCCTCATTTATGGATACACGCTCGTCTTACGATTTTATTTATCAGGCGGCGTGTCAGTTACAAATGGAGTTAAAGATACTCACCGCCGAGGCAACTGTTACAACTATAGCGGATACTGCCACGTATGAACTCCCCGCTGATTTCCTATCTCTATATATGCGTGATGATAAGAATGAGTTTGTTGTCAAGTATTATGATGATACGAATTATTATTTTCTGAAGTATAGGGACGCTGTTTCCATGTGGATAGATAATCCTACGGACGGCGTAACTATACCAGATAATTTTTCAATCATAGACGGTGACGTGCCTGCAATCGTATCTGGTAGTGCGTCTGCGGCGGGTGCGGCGGCAAGCGGGTATACGATACTTACAGCTTCTGCTTCTTCGTTTATCACAAGTAAAGTTTCGGCGGGTGACCAGATACACAATACTACTGATGGTAGTGACGGTGTAGTATTAAGCGTGACAGATGCCACTCATTTAAAGACGGCATTGTTCGGCGGGACAGATAACGATTGGACAAATGCCGATGCGTTCATTATCGTTCCGCAGACAAGAAAAGAAATAAAGTTTAATCCTTATCCTGATACGGCGGCGCATACCGTTACCGTTCCTTACATACAGAAACCAGAGCCAGTTTATTCTTATTACGGTAGCTACAGGTTCCCGACTATATATATGTCAGCGGTGATTAATTATGCGGCGTGGCTCTATAAGTATAGAGATAGAGAACCGAATTTCGGCGACTCGTGGTATAAGTATTGGGAGATGTTTCTACGCAAGGCGAAGTCCAATGAAGATAACAGACCTGACAGAAGTAGTTGGCGTGTGAATATGAAGAAAAGAACATACATTGATAGGAGTATGCGTTAATGGCAAAAGACTCCGATACTGGATTAGTGAAGTTCAATTACCCCTTGAATGGGCGGTTAATAACAAAACTTGATGGCAGTCTTTTACCTGATGCTCATTTCCAGACGCTAGAAAATCTGCGCTATACCGATAGCGGGATTGAATCGGTCAAGGGAAT